TATCCAAGTTCTTCATAATTATCTAAACTTTTAATCTTGACACTACTTGCGGTTCCAACAAAAGCATTTTTGAGGTCAGCGTCGTCTGCTCTGATTACTTGTAGTGATCCACCATAAGAAAGATAAGATGATGCAACCATCCAACTTTCATAATGTCTATCCGTAGCGTAAGGTTGTCCAAAATTATTCAGTAAATCATTTTCGCTTTCAACTAAAGTAGGCGAATCTACAGGTCCTTTTGCAAATGGTGAAACAATTGCTCCCATTTGAGTAGCTCCTGGTTGAACCCTACCAGAAGTAAGATCAATTTCCTTTACTACGATTCCAGGAGATGCTAAATTTAGTGGCATCTTTGTTCTCCGTGTTATCCCGATTTATTCTAGAAGTATTTATTAAAAAGTTTATTTTCATTGGGGAAACGGTCAATGAACAATCTACCAATCAGGATAATACCAATTATGAGATTGTGTATGCTTTTTTCTATTTTTAGTAATTCTTGTTTTGGTGCATTCCTTACACTCGTAGGCATATGCAGAAGGAAGGGCACCCTTTCCCTTACGAGTTAGATAATAATCATCAATCAAACTTTTTGTTTTTTTGCATATTCTACATTGACGTTCTAAAAAAAGTAGGTGTTGAGTATTGATTTGATCATCAATATCAAAATCCATTATTGGTAATCCCACATATATGAACGATCACCATATTCGTCGGCATTCCATATTTCGTGAGATTCAAATTTATTTTCTTTTGTGGCAATCAACCACCTATCACCCGTTTCTTTCTCTATGAAGACTCCCATATCTTCTAACCCATCCGAAATAAATCCAAATGGAGCCATATCTTGGTCTATTTGATTTTTTTGCTCCTCATATATTCTTTTACGAATATCATTGTTAGTCATCTCCTTAAAATAATTTTGAGCGACTAACCAGGCAAAAATTACCAAGCACATTGCAAGGTCATCATTACAACCTTCCTCGGCTTCATACGAGTTATGTCTTTGAGTAAATGTTGTAAGCTCACTAATAATGTCATAGTCACTTACGAATAGTTTATCATCCTCAATAAGTAATTTTAAGTTGGAGCATCCTAACTTTTTAACTGCCGCAGTTGTTCTGATTCCAAGTTGAGATTTTTTACCACTAAATCCAGTTCCAACTAACTGTCCAGCTCTTCCTCTCATAGCACACATTAAGATATTATCATATTCTAAATCATAGTGAAGAATATTAGCGACCTGATCACCAATGTCATTAACTTCTATAAGTAACCAAGCATTATCATATCCTTTTGCAACTTCATTTATAATGCTTGGAAATAGCATCGGTTTAATTTCATTATTTTTATATTTTGCCACAACTCTATAAGGAAACTCTGTAATATCAAAAACAACAAATGCTGAATAGTCATTGCCCATCCCACGAGCAACATCAACTGTAATCAAATAACTGTGGTCTTCTTTTGGTTCCTCATAAACATCAAGACCTCTACTTCTTTTTAATGGATCATCATAGACTAATATTTTAAGTTTGGATGGATTGATTAGAGTTCCTATGGACCCTAAAAATTCACAAAGGTGCTCTGCTCTAAATTGTTGTTCACTGGTGTTTGCAATTGTTTGCGCCTTCCATTCCTCATCTCTTCCGGGAACTTCGGACCAATGAACCTCTGTGGCAACAAATTGACTCTTTTTTCTTTCTGCATCGTGCCACATACGATAAAAGTGATTCATACCCTTTGGTGTGGATACTATAATTACTTTAGTTGTCTTACCGGATGAAATTGTTGGATATACTGATGCAAAGAAATCATCAGCAATATGATTGGGAACGAATGCAAATTCGTCCAAGAAAATAATATTAAAACTCATTCCCCTAACGGCGGATGCAGAAGTTGATGCTGCAATAATTTTTGATCCGTTTTCTAATTCTAATGAACCTTTATTCCAAGATACAATTCCTTGTTGCATCCATTTTGGAAGATTCTCATAAGATAACTGCAATCTACTCAATATTTCTCTTGAGGTTGATGCCTTGTTTGCGAGAATACCAACATTTACATTATCGTTGAAAACAATGTAATGTAATAAGTATGATACTACGGTTGTCGTTTTCCCACACTGTCTGGGCATTTTGCATATATTAAATCTGTTCTTATGGAAATTATTGATTAATTTTTTCTGAAAAGGCCACATATCAAATCCGATAAGACCTTCATCAACGTTGACAATTTTAATGTATTTTTTTGCAAAATAAACGGGATCCTCTTTACAAGTTAAGAACTCAATAACTTGATCTTCAGTAAATTGAATCGGAGTATTTGCCCTTTTTAAATTGGGATTAGATAGATATGCATCACCTTCTTTTAATTGTATGTCTTCAATTTGCATACTAACAATTCCACTTTCTTAATGCTAATGCTTTTCTGGTTGGACGATCTTTTTCATCTTTCATAGGACCGGGCATTCCCCCCATACGAGCACAGAAAGACTTTCTGCGTTTTGCGTCCTTTGATCCTGGTTCTAATTTTGATGGTTCTGTCGTAACCGCAGTCTGTAATTTTGATCCAGGATTTTCTTTTCTGTAGGATGCTACTCCTTTTGCATTTAATCCACCTTCAGGATTTTTACCTTCCTTTCTTTGCCAGGCAGCGGATGCTTCGCTCATAAATTGTGGGAATGATTTGTTTCCTTCTTTTACACAACGATTATAAGTTTTTCCAAAAAGTTTTTGCGTTCCTTTCTTTTTATATCCTGGCCAACATTTTTTTGCCTCACTCACTTCCTCACTACTATCAATATAATCTGCTGCAGTATCAATATAATCCGTCGCTTTAGTTATTTTCGATTGAACCCAGGCAGGAAGTTGTTGATTTCCTTTTTTGATATTCTTTTTCAAAGAGGAAACCGCCTTCATCACGGTATCTAATTCATTTCTTGCCATATATCCTTCACCATCTTTTTTCTTACCGCTGGCAATTTCTTTATGCCCCTCTTCAATATGATCGTATTCTGTGGACTCATTTGCGGGATGAACTTGGGCAATACTAAACTTCATTTGATTTGGTGATAGACTTGAAGGTCTAGAAAACATATCCCAGAACTTCGGGCCATATCTACATTCTTCTCTAGTCTCATCTTTCTCACATTTGGGACAATATCTCATACCCATTTCTTCTGAAATGGAATCTTTTGATGCTAAATTTATTGATTCTGATTTATTTCCCCAATTGGCGGCACCAACCTTACGGCATTTTACAAGAGCACCCGAGGCATAGGCACTTGGCCAAACACTATATCTTGACTTTACTTTAGTATAACAAGCATCTTTTGTACCACTTCCTTTACCCTTTTTATCAGTTTCTTCGTTCATTTCTGGTTTATCTGTGGGAACATAAGTCGGAGTTGCGCCACCCGATTTTGATTGTTGTCCTGGGTCCGCTGCTTTCTTTCTTCTTGCGGCAGAAAGTCTTTCTACTTTTGTCATACTTGCTCTTTTTTCTGATGAAACACACTTGGGCGTTCCTTCTCCAGGTTCATCACTCGCACAGGTTCCGCCAGTTACAACATTAACCCAACCAGGATTTCCATCTTTGGATTTTGATCCTTTAAACCATTTGCGAAGAGAACCCATTTATAAAATATGTTTTATTCTTTACTATTTAGAAAACCTTGTTTAAGTAGTTTTGACAATTCACTTGTCGACCCAACAAACACTGCGTTGTTCGTAACATTATTGGAAATTTTTGTATTATCCTCCTGAACGTCTTTTAATTTTTTCTGTAAGTCTATTAATTTATCTGTGGTGTCCGCAACACTCTTGATAAGTTGCCCTGCGACTTCATATGCTCTTGGACTACCCCCTTCTCCAGCAAGTTCCATAATTCCATTAATTGCTTCCTGACCTTTTTCAATTAATGAATACAAATTTACTCTCGTATATTCATAATCTTTTTGAATATCATTAATTTGTTTTGGAATAATGTCAATACGAGAGGTTGAAGGTTTTACTTCAACGATATTGCTTTCAATATTCAATGCTTTATCTAAATCTTCATAATTATTTTTCATTTTGTATTAAATATCAATTCCTTGAGTTGGACTATAAACTTTACTGTCTGTGAAAAATTCTGTAGTTTCATTAAATCCAAAATCATCATCAGGATCTGCATTATATGGATCTGGAGTAACAGTGTATCTCATCTCTCTTCTGGAGTTTGTTACATCAGTTCCAGTATACTGATCAACCTGAACCTTTCTGATGAGACCTTCAGAACTTTCTGCAATAGGACCAAACATATAAGTTTTTGCCGTGAATGTCAAAGTATAAATTAGTGCTCTTCTTGTTGAAAAATCACCTTCATAGTCGTCCTTAAATGTAATACTATCTAAAACCATTGGAATATCTCTTTTTTCTCCAATAGATTCTACCAAATCAACAGTCACATTAAATGCCGGTTGAAAATAAGGTAAAATTTGCTCTATAATTTGTAGAGCATCATCATTTAATTTACATAAAATGTTAAGTTCAAAACCAATATTATATGGAACTGGCATAAAAACTTTTTTAATATTATTTCCCTCATCGGTAGTTCTAAAAGTTTGAACTATACTCGACTTTCTTGTTGGATCATATGAAATTGAATTCATCTCAAAGGTCATTCTTGGTAATGAAATTTGAGTTGCCTTATTTAAATCTGGTTGTTGTAAAATTCTTGCTAAAAACTTTTGTTTTGGTCCATAGGTAATAGGAACTCTCATATCACCGATATTATTATTATCTTTATCGGTGCGACGAAGATGTATTTGATTAAATAAAGTTCCAAAAGATATAATAGTCTTTCTTATAATTTCGTGATAGTAATAAGTTGCTAACATTAGTATCCACCAAAAGGATTTGATTCTGTAAAATCTAAAATGAGATCTGCTTCTTCTTCAATCTCATCATTTTGACTATATTTATTATATGTATCCATTTTATCAAAAGTTTCGACCGTATATAGTGCTCCCGATTCTGTTCCGGTAATAGTTTCTCCTGGAAAAAATCCAAGTTGAGTAACACCGATTCCAACATTCGAAATCTTAAGAATATTATTATCCTTATCCCAATCCTTAACTCTGGCTCTTGTTTTTGATCTGGATCCTGTTACAACTTCATTAAATAAATATGTTCCGATTCCGGTAAGTGTCTCTGGATTTGCAATAGTAACAGTTGGAGATGATAGATATCCAAATCCAGGATTAGAAACATAAATTGCCTTTACGATAGAATCCGAACCAACAAATCCAATTGATGAGATTCCTGTTGCTCTTCCTAAAGGGAAACTCTTAATAGAATCTTGATTACTAATAGTAAGAGTTGGTGCAACTGTATATCCAGCACCTGCGTTTGTAATTGTCAATGCAGTTACAATACCAGCAGATATTGATGCGGTTATAATTGCTGTTGTTCCAATTCCCACACCAGGAGAACTTACAGTTACTGTCGGAACACCTGTATATCCAGTTCCCGCATTTGTAATTGTCAGTGCATTTACAGTTCCACCCACACCAATTCCAGATGTTGCTGCGGCACCAACAGACGAGTGATTAACTGTCACAATCGGTGCAGTTCCATATCCCACCCCACCATCACTAATCACAAATTTAAGTACGCCACTACTTGCAGTTTCAATTGAACAGGTTGCGGCAGCACCAGTTCCTCCTCCACCACTGATTGTAATAGTGGGTGCAACTGTATACCCGGCACCTGCATTTATAAGCAGTATTTTTTCTACTGAAGTAATACGAGCTCTTGTTGTAAGGAATCCAACAGCAACCGCATTATCACCATCTTTGCCTGTTGGTGAAGTGCTTATTGCAACAGTTGGAACCGATGTGTATCCACTACCATCATTGTTTATAAAAATTTTATTAATGTATCCAGTTGTTACTGCAAAACCAATAATTGATGCAGTTGCTGTTGCGGTTTTACCAATACCAATTAATTTTAAAGTTGTGATGTATCCATCATCCTTAACCTGAGTATCTAGTTCTCTAATAGAAGTATTAATAATTTCATCCTCATATTCAAATAATTCACATTTTAGTTCATAAACATAATTTTTTCCTAGTTGATAAAACGGAGATTCGTGCTCTACAAATTTAACTTCAAAAAGTCTCTCACCCAATGGAAAATATATTAAATCTCCTTCTCTGGGTCTAGTTGAAAGTATGATTTCGGAATCATCAAAACCTTCCAAAAATGGTGCAATAAAATCCTCAAATCTTTCTTTAGAAATTGTGATTGCTAATTCATCTTTTAAACTTACTCCAAATTTTGTAAGAATATCTCCCTGGCCACTATATCCTTCAAAATTATTTACGTATGCCTCAATCGCAAAATTATCATCAAACTTTGAAGCAGTAACTTCCTCGACTATTGTTTTTCTATTTACAAATTTTCTTGGAATATAAACAACTTCAACTCCATACATCCTCAATTGCTCATTTATGAGGTCTTGGACTAATCTTTGTTCAGATGAAGTTCCGTGTAAAAAGAAGGGATTGAGTGCCATTATCCAATAAAATCATACGGTGGAAGTTCATATTCCATAGACATTCTGGACTTAATATCGGATAACTCTTGTTCAGCTTGTTGTAATATTTCCCCACCATTCAATTCAATTCCACCCGGAAGTTTAACACCTCTAAACTTGCTTAAGTTTTGTCCCCATTGTCTTTTAATTAATGCTGTTAAATATCTTTTAAGAAAACTATCGTTAAAAACTTGCGTAAATGATGTTGGATCTAAGGCTCTATAACAATCTATAACCATAAAATTCCCAGCAGACTGTGCTCCCCAATCAATATCTAAATATAATCTATCTTGTCTTTTATTAAATCTAATTTGCTTATCTGTTGTGAGTAAAAAATCAATATCTTCCAAGTAACTTTTGACCATTGCATATTGTAAAAGTTCAACTGAATTAAAATTATACATATCATTCAAAAATAACTGATATTTAAGACTAAACATTCCGCCTGAAATTGAACTAGTATCAAATTTGAATATTTTTTCTATGCCAGTAACCGAATCTGGTATTTGAATAAAGTTGGATGTTTCATAAAATGATGAGGTAAAGGATCCAGCCCCAGTATTAACTGATGTTGCAGTCGTAGTTACAATTCCGACGCCATCCGTATTTTTTGCCCTTCCCCTATCAATATCACCTTGTGTAATTTTATACTTCAAATACATTCTTTCGACACCATCAAAATGGCGTTCAGTGAAGTACTGAAGGGCATCATCAACTAGATCATCTATTTGATCATCATCGACGTTAATCTCCAATACAGGGGCACCCAGACGCCTTAGACAGTAATCTATGAGTTGTTGTCGAGTTGCTGGTTTTGCCATCTTTCTATTTTTCCAATTTTTTAGAATTTTTCAATTCATCATATTTATTTTGAAGATTTAAATTATCTGTTAGAAGTTGATTTTTTTCTTCTTCAAAATCTTTGATTAGTGATTGTAATTTTGCTTCTAACAGAATATTTTGATTTGTTAGTGTTGAAATTTTTTGATTATATAGATTAACTAAGATATTCACATCAACTTCACTATTCATAATTAGAAAGTTCCTCCGTCAAGAGTTGAAGTCCAGGTTGGCTTGTTTGTATATATGGTAGTCGCAGCAGAAGGGATTCTAGAAATGCTTGTACCATTAATGAGCAAGTCGTTTACAGTATTGAAAGTTCCTTCCACACCAATAACTGTAATTGTTGTTCCAGCACTTGTTGTTTTTACGACACCATAAGCACCAGATGTTACCTGAGAAATAAGGTCACCCTCTGTCACGGAAACTGCAGTAACAGTCAGATTTACCTCTGACACTGCAGTTAAAATTTGTTTAGATGTAATTGTCGGTGATGCCACCGCATTAGTAGATCTTTGTAATCCCTGACTATCAAAATATACAGCACCACCAAGAGAAAAATCTCCGGACTGATAGTAAATACCTTTTACATCTAAAAATCCTTTAGTTCCTGCTACGGTACTATTTGCAATAGTAGCGTCTGGAACATAAGTCCATTTTCTACTATCATTTGCATGAGTGCCATGATTATCTACAGTAGAATTACTGCTTGCAATGGAGCTGTCATCAAATCCAAAAAATCCAGATTTATGATTTGCCGTTCCTACACTAGTATTATAATCAAAGGAAATACCTCTATCCGTATTTGTATCAAATGCATGAGTTATGATTAATTGCGATGCCGAAGCAATTCCTGAAGTGGTGGTTCCGGTAATTGTAACAATCTTTGTGGATGTATTATATGCCGTAACAGTAGTCAGTCCACTATTAGGTAAGGAGGCACTACCAGATATAATATCACCAGTATTAATTCCAACAACTGAATCTAGTGAAATTGTGCTAACACCAGATACAACTGCCGAAACTACAGTTCTATTGCTGGTTACATCACCAAGCGATATAATCGCACCATTTACAGTAACACTACTTGAATCTACTGTGGTTGTTGTTCCATCAACTTGAAGATTTCCTTTAATAACAACCATTCCCTCATTACTTAACCCATCCGGATATGGGTCAATGTATAAGACATTTCCACCACCTGATTTGGTTGAAATTATATTTGAACTAATACCAACATTATCAATTATAACTCCACCAACATTGATGAGAGGTCCAGTATGATTTACGACTCCTGTGATGGTTACGATGTCTGTTGATGCGTTTCCTAGAGTTGTATTACCTTGAACCTCAAGATTACCTGTGAGTGTTGTTTGACTCCCAGTTATATTTAAAGTTCCCCCAACATGAAGGTCCTTTGCAATACCAACACCACCAGAAACTCTTAACGCACCGGTTGTTGTGGATGTTGCATTTGTAGTTGCGGCAATCGAAACAAAAGAAGTATTAGGAGTGCTTGGAAAAGTGACGCTTGTTACAGAAGATGTGGAACCTAAGTTTAATGTGGTTGCATTTGGAACATTCAGGGATCCGTTTCTAATAGTGGCAGTGCCAGTAGTTGCACCAATCGTAACAGCAGTACCGTCACCAGCAAAGTTAACTGTAGTGGCAGTGGTATTATAAAGATTCTGAGTTGTCTGAGTACCTACAACCGTTGGATTTCCTACAGTTAGTGTCCCACTATTAGCACCAAGATTGACTGCAGTAGCGGCACCAAAGGCATTAACTGTTGTTGCTACCGTATTATAAAGGTTCTGAGTTGCTTGAGTACCTACAACTGTTGGATTATTGATAGTTGCAATGCCAGAAGTCGCACCTACAACTAGTCCTGTTGCAGCACCAAATGCATCTATATTAGTTGCAGTTGCATTTAAAAGTCTAAATGCCGTTAGATTGGTGGTTATATCACCACCATCAATATTTAAGTCGCCATCAAGATCTACTGTGGCATTGCGAATAGTAGCAATGCCAGAAGTCGCACCTACAACTAGTCCTGTTGCAGCACCAAATGCATTTACATTAGTTGCAGTTGCATTTAAAAGATTAAATAGTGTTTGATTTGTGGTTATGTCGCCGCCATCAACATTCAAATCTAAATCAATATCTACATTTCCACCAACATTTAAATTCTTTTCAATACCAACGCCACCCTCAACAATTAAAGCACCAGTATCTTTTGTGGTGGATTCTGTAACAATATTAATTCTAATATCAGCGCCAGTAAATGTTAGTTTATCTGTACCGTTTTCATCATATTCAATTTTAGAGTCTTGACTAGTTCCGAATGTTAAGAACGTATCGTCTGGGATTATAATTTCCCCAGTTCCATCTGGATCTAAATTTATATGCCCGTCAGTGTTTGTTGATGAAATTATATTTCCATCAATTCTAATATTATCAACGTTCCATTGATCAACTTTACGATTCTGATCAAGAACAGCAACAAAACCATTTGCAGCAGTTGTTGGGTTTGTTTGACCTGATACTAACCCAGGAGCAATGCTTAACAGATCTGTATAGTATCTACCACCAATTGTTAATGAATTATTAGAAGGATCTCCGGCAAATAGTCTACCACCACCATTTCCATGTGTTCCTACTCCAACTGTAAGTCCAAGTTCTCCAAAATTAAGAGATGGTGGAGAAATAGTTCCTGTAGACCTTTTAACTCTAATTATACTGGCCATCTTAGAAATTTCCTCCGTTGATATCTAAATTCTGTGTTGCGCCTGGGGTTAGCGTTAATGTAGCATCCCATTTAGCAGTGG